CAGACGAGGATCAGTCCCGCTTGCCGGGGATCCACGAGGCGATCTTCCCGATGGGGACCAGGTGACCGGCGACGTAGCCGATGGCGAAAGTGGCGACGGCAGCCCAAGTGCTGCCAATGAGCGATTCGATCGAAGCAAGCATCATGTGTGACTCCTTGTCCCCCCACGGTATGTGAGGGGTCGGACCAGTATATCACCACTTGCCGAGTGGGCACTTCTCTTCAGGGATCTTCACCTTGAGTTTGGTGAAGCACCCGCAGATCTTGCACTTGGTCCCAGTCCACTCTGGGCACTGCTGACAGATGCCCAACCGCTCAATGGATTGGGGGGTCTGGGGCAGGGACATGGCCTGCATCACTTTCTTGGCCCCCGTAAAAGCCCACTTCACATCCCGCTTGACAGGTTCTACTTTGGGTGCAGGAAATTCTGTCTTGGCCTTGGGCAACCCACACATAGGACAACTCTCGGATGAGCAGGGGACTCCACCAAGTTCAATGATCCGATCTGTGACTTTCTGTTGGATCTCAGGATCAGACTTCTTGGCTCCCAAGTGAGCATAGTTCCCTACGTTGTCAGAAAGGACTTGTTGCTCCTCAAACAGCAACTCCAATGGTACCTGTTCTGACTTCGCCATTGCGTACAGATAGTGTTGCTCAGGGATTGCAGCCCATGCCCATTGTGGTAGGTCTCCAATACGACTGAGGGCATAAGTGCAATCCTTTGACATGGACCACTGCATTGCACCCTCTGCATACCTACGAATGAAGTCCAGGTTGGTACCCCCAAAGATTCCCATGTTGACTGCATCAGGGGGCATTACATCCGGGAACGGCATCTTGTCTTTGAAGTAGTGATAGAGCACCAAGAGCTTGTACTTCTGGTGGGCATCACTTTCCAAATGCTGAGCGCATAACTGGGCAGTGTGAATACGCTCAGGCAATGACTCCTTGAGGAACACATCATGGTCAATGTGGATGAAGGGTCGATCCCTGTTGGCCAGCCACCGGTATGCCCAGAGTTTGCTGTAGGCCCAGTTTCGACGGGGGATCTTCAACCTGTCTTTGTACAGGTCCTCCATGTCCAAAGCCACCTCATCAAACACGCCCATTCGTTGACAGGCATCAGCCATGGTCTCGTGGGTCAAAATACGCACCTGACCATAACTGCGTTTTGCATACAAGCCTGCAAGAAGGATCAAGTTGTAGTTGAATTCCGAGAGCTTACTTGGGCTCCAGAACGAAAGCCAAATCTCAGGTTTCATGGTGCTCCACACCCACAGGTGGTATTTGTCCAACATGCCCAGCGTTGGTCAGTCGTCTTGCCGTTTGGACTTGGATGTGTAGCAGTATTAAAGCTTGGTGGGTCTGGGGGGAATCCACCCCCACATCCACCATTCTCACAGTTTGGTGATTCGCAAAATGTACAGCGTGGGGGAATCTGAATGGTTTCATTTGGGTCGTCACATGGGCACGGATCAGCGCCTGTGGTGTCCCAAGTAACAAATGTCCAGCCTGCGCAATCACTACCATTGCCATAGCCAGGAATGGCATCTAGTTCGTCACAACCAGGACCAATGTCGCAACCAATGGAGTTATCACCATTTGAATTGGGAGTGGTCCAGCAAGTTCCATTGGCGTAGCAATCCAAATCACACATGTTAATGGTGACACATGTGCAACCTGTGCCTGGCGGAGTGTTCTGCGCTGTGTAGTAGTTGCAACAGACAAGTTCTGTCTTCCAAGATGGACCACAAGAACCTAAAGGTCGAGCTCCTGTGTTGCCATCATATCCAGTGGCTACGTCATCATCGTCAATGCAGCATGACCCAGACTGCCCAGCATCTGGCGGAATAAGCAGACACTTATCACATGGAGACGAACCATAGGGTCCGCTTAAAGTTGCGTCTCGATATGCAGCAATAAGATCTGCTGCATTGTCAGCAATGCACTCCGCGACGCCTCCAGGATAGAGGGTAGCAAGATCCCCTAAACCATCTGCTGCATTGCAAAACCAATCAACCGTCGCACACCCAACACCTGCTACTCCAGTTTGAATACCGGGACTTGTACCGGGTGGACACGTTGAGTAGTCAGCTCCTCCGCCGCCCCCAGGACCTCCATAGGTATCTTCACTACAGCTGCAGCATGAAGGGCTGATGGCAATTCGTCCCTTGTACATGACGACCCGGCCGTTCTTTGTGAAGATCTGCATCAGCTACAGTCCGTAAACTCAATACCAGCAAATGGATTTCGTCCTTCACCAGTATTTTGCCAGCCTGGAACCAGCGTTTGGCTCATAAACTCTTCACTGTCACTACCATAGCCGGGCGTATGGTCAGGCATTAGACCATACATAGCATTGGCGCTGCGGGGACCGGCACCTTCTTCTCCTGGTTTGAAGGGAGAGCGTACTGGATTGGGTGTAGCGCTAAAACCCCACCGGCGAGTCTCCGTTGGGTTGCTTAGAAATGGAGAGCTTGGTTGGTACCAAGAACTCACGGGTACCATCCCGGACTGTCGCGGGTGTCCTTGGCCCAGCCCTTGCCCGTACGCATCTGCATGTTGGACAGGTTGTCACCGATGGTCTTGATGGCAGATCGGTACTGCATGTTCAGCATCTGAGCATGAGACTGGGCAATCTTGCGCCACGCGCCCAGCTTCAACGAGCAGGCCAGTGACACCGCCTCGACCATGCCCTGTGATTGGGCAGGTGCAATCTCGTAGATATGAGCCCCGGTGGTGACATTGGAGCTGAATGGCCGCTTCAGCGTAGCCACACGAGTCACTGGGTTGTACGAGGCGATCACTCGCTCTTCAAACACATTGCCGTCAAGGATGCGCAGGATCTGTCCTGCATAGGCATTCTCGCGCTTGTCCAGAAGACCAAGCTGCGGGTTGTCCGACACCGTAAACAACGTACGGGTTGCATCCAACGAACTGGTATGTGACCCGCTAGTGTGCGTCGAATAGTGGGGGGACATGTCACCATTCGTGGTGTAGCGAATGGTCCAAGTAGTGTTGCCCGTAAGGTTCTGCGGGAACGGACGGAAGCAGATCATGTTCCCTTCAATGGCCCAGTTCTGTCCCCCCACGCTCATTCGGTGGGCGGGGTAGAGATCAGCAGTGGGGATTCCATCGTTGACCTGGGACCCAGTGTTTCCCGTGTACTGCACGATCTCGTGCACTTCGCCTACGCAGGGGGGAATCACGTAACACTCCTGGTCATTGACCAGCGTGATGTCGTAGGACAGAAGGACGGGGTTGTCGGCGTTTAGGGAACAGCGCGACCACACGTCCACCAGGCCAGGCATGATGACATGCTGCACAAGGAACTGGTCCGTGTACTTGGCGTCAAAGTCCCCGTCGTCGAGATAGCCTCGGACGCGCTCAATGACCGTCTTCAGAAACGAGCGGGTAGTGTCCATGTTTAACTCTTAGGGGGTCGTGGGTTCCGGCTCAGGTCCAAGCATATCAAGAATGCTCTTGTACTGAGTAGAAGTTCCCCAACCCTGCGGACCCTTGCTGCGGGTGGAAACTGGACGCTTGCGGGTCAGGTGGAACATGTCTGCTTGATTGGCCGTGTCCCAAGTCTTGCCACCCCAGTTCACATAACCATTGCCAGCCCAAGTTGGTGTGCCACCTTGGGTAGATGTGTTCGACGATGTAGAGGATTGAGTTTGGGTTGGGGCAGCTGCTGCGCTACCGCCACCATACTGACCAAAGACACCACTTAGATAACCCAAAGGGTTGTTGGGGTTTGCCTGCTGTCCTTGGCCCCCAAAGCCACCTGAAGCCATTGAGCCGCCACCCATATCAGTTGTACCTGACTGAGCTCCAAGCTTCTGGGCGTACTGGGTAGCCTGGCCCAACACGTTACCCATGCCAAAACCACCAAGGGTCTGCTGCATACGCTGCATCATGTCCGGAGGGGCCACAGTCATTGACATGTAGGGAGCAAGGGCGCGAAGAGCAGACTGGCCAGAATTAGTACCTCCAAGCATTCCACGCATCTGTTGCAACTGAGATGCTGCTTCGCGACCAGCACCAGTACCAGCGGCACTCGTAGAGTAACCGCCATACTGGTTGGGCGTAAACATCATGCTGTTGGAACTGGGCGCATTGGCGCTCCAGTTGCTGCCATATGCGGATCCAAAGTAGCCCATGGGGAGTCCTTTCGTTAGCCGCTCGTGATGATACGGCCAGAAGCGGACCTAACCAAGTCTTCCTTCATGGCAGCCAGTTCCTCACCACCTTCTGCCTTACTCGTAAAGTGGGAGTAGCCCATGGCCATTGCCTTTGCTTCTGCCCCAAGACCTTGGCGCATCAGATACCGTGCGGTGTCTTGACGTTCAGCCATAGCTTCATCACGAATCCGCTGTCGTTCTTCAGCCTTACGCTTCATCTTTCGACGAATCGACTCGGCTGCTTTGTCGCACAGCACAATACGAGCATCAAGAAAAGCGCGATCTGGGCGGTTGCCATACTCGTATGCCTCCAGCTCCTGGGCCACACGGCCACGGATCAGCCAGTCACAGAGCACGATGTTGTCCGATTCCAGGTGGTGGTACTCAAACAGGGTGGGGCGCTTGTAGTGGCGACGGGCCCACAGGATGAAATCGCCGTCCGCCATGATGCGGTGCCGGGATGCGTCAATGACCAGACCCTCGTGGTGTGCTTCGGCCACCGGGTCGTAGATCATCTCGATGTCAAGCGGTGTGGTTTCGTTGTTTTCCATTAGCGCTTCTTCGCCATCTTGCGGAACGTCTTGGCGAGATTGTAGCGACGGGAGCCGGGCTTGCAGGTCGGACCACCAAACTTGGGGCCGGTGCAGACGCCCTCGGTGCCACGACGCTTGATGCTGGCAGCCACCTTCTGGATCCATTGCTTAGCCACGGGAGAGTCCTCCAAGTGAACGGAGTGGGTTCTTACGGACGGCGGAGACCTTCTTGCCAAAGGCACCCTGCATACCAACACGGGACTTCTCAGCCTTCTTGGCAGCCAGCTGGGAACCCGACATTTCACCACGGGTGACGGGCGTCTTGCTGCTCACGCGACGGGACGGGCGGCAATACTCGTTGTCGCCACCCGCACCACAAGCCTTGCCCGTACGGGTGTCCACCCACTTCTCGGCGGTCCAACGCTTGAGGTTGGCACCCGCCTGCGTCTTGCGGACCTGGCCCTTGGCCTTGCGGCACTTGGCAGTAGCCTGAGCCGCGCGGGCTGACCACTTGCCATAGGACGCCATCACCTTGTTGTAACAGGCGTCCTTCGCCATGTCAGCAGTTCCAGGCGCGGAGGGACTTGTTGATGCGGGAGTTCGGATCGTTCGCAGTCTTGGAGCTGGTGAGCTTCGCCTTCATGCCCTTCATGCGGGCGCAAAAGGAGTTACGTCGCTTGCCACCCTCAGGCTGCGGACGCTTGAGGTTGCCACCCGTCGCCTTGTTGTAGGCGCGGCGACCAAGCTCACTAAGTCCACCCATGGGGTTCTTGTGCTTGGCCTTGAACTGGAACTTGGGCTTGGCGCCGGCCACGTCACTCTCCCGGGTACTTCTTCTTGCCGAGCATGTCGAGATCATCAGGCTCCAGCGACTCAAGACCCTTGTAGATCTGCTGCACCATCTTGTTGGGCAGCTTTCGAATCATGGCCAGAATCGACTTGGCACTCTGCGGTACCACAGACTGCTTGATGTTTTTGGCTGCGGTTCGCATGGAAGGCTTGTTCGTGTTCATAGTCAATGCGTTACGAACAAGCAGTCGGGCTGGCGGCTTTCGATCAGGGGACTTTTTAAAGTTCTTTCCGGCTGGATTGTTGGAGTTGTACATGGTTAGTCCAGTTTACGGCGCCATCCCATCTGGTAAAGAGCCCGAGCAATGGAACGCGCTGTGGCGTCGACAGCGTGCTCGTCCAACTCTGGACGGGCAGCATGCAGCACCTCGTGGACAACGGTGTCGAGGAGGTTGTACTCGCCGAGGGAACGTCGGACCTCAATGAGCGGATGACGGCCAGGCTTCTCCTTGTCCCAGCAGCGGCCCCAGTCGGTACCCATCTGCCGAGGCGGCGTGAGGGCCACCCGCCAGGTACGACCGTTGATCTTGACCCGGTGGATCACTCGTCCATTTGAATCAACCGTGCTTCCCATTGGCGTCCTCGATTCCGGTGGGAGGGATCACGAACCATGTCCACTACGGCGATCGCGGCCCCCCACTGAGAGGTGTCGCGTCGGGCCATCCAGGAGGGAGAGAGCGGGCCGCACGTACCAGCGTTCATGTACCACCACGGAAGTGGGATGGAACGGGTACGGTGGCACTGCGTGGGGGGCACGGGCCGGTGGGTGTGGCCACGGATGAACAGACGGTGAGCTGCGCCGCCGGTCATGTTCATGAACTGGAGGGCTTCCAGTTCGTCGGAGGACTGGCCACAGTCAAAGCCGTGAGTCAGGACAACGGGGCCAATTTCCAGGCAGCCACGCTTGTCTTTGCGGTACGGAGTCCAGTTCCAGAACTTGGCTTCGTGGGAGAAGGGCTCCGTACGCATGAAGTCGGTTACGTCGCGCAGGGCCTTGGGAATACGGCGGGGGTCTTGGGAACGAAGGTTGTCGTCGTGGTTGCCCATGATGGCGTGGAAATGTGTCCGTTTAGGAAGGACAGATCGGATGGAGGCAAGGAATGCGGAGGCGTGACGGTACTCGTCAAGCAGGGTGTGGTCGTGTTCGTCCGGGTGCACGGAGGCTGCCGAGGCTTCGAAGATGTCTCCGAGGTGCACAAAGTGCGTAACCCCGTCCAGAGCGGACAGGGTTTCCAGCAGCCAGTGATGGACGTTTTGCGGAGTGAACGGAGAGTGAGTGCACGAAATCGCGGCGATCCTGGTTGGCATCTGGTCTCCTGTTGATCCTGTGCGCTCGCGGGGGGTGGACCGAAGTCCACCCCCCATCGAGACGCCGGGGGCACCGCAGCCCCCTCAGGAGGCTCTAATCACGTGCTAGCCCAGACGCGGTCTGAGGTCACGCCCGAGAGCTTCATGCCCGAAGGCTGATCCGGCACAAGCTGCATACGCAGCATGCCCGGCATCTGCATGGCCTCGGTCAGGTTGCCGCCGCTCAGGATCGGCCACTTCGTCGACGAGGTGCCGGTCAGAGCCGGGACCACGAAGCTGAAGGGGATGAAACTGTCGGCTTCGCTGAACTTCTGGACGCCCTTCGGATCGGGCGGCACGTAGCGCTTCCAGTTGTTGCCACCCTTCTTCAGACCGTACACAACGCCATCCTCGATGTAGGTCGAGGTGTAGCCGTTGTAGGTGCGGCCTTCGAAGGTGAACTTGAAGCCCTGGTCGCTGCCCTCGTTGTTGAGGTTCGACAGCTTGCCAGTGCGCTCCAGAGTGTACTGGCCGATCTTCTGGGCCTCGTAGGCCAGCCACACGCCATCGCTGGCGATGAGGCAGTCGATCGACTGACCGTACTTGTTCTTCGCAGCGTGGAAGCGACGGATGTACTGACGGAGCTTGTGCTCAGTCAGGGCGCCGACGTTACCCACGCTGAAGGACTTGAACTCAGGGTGAGTGGTCACATCAATGTTGTAACCCGAACCCTCAGCCTCAGCACCCAGCAGCACGTTGTCGTTGCCACCGCCACCAAACTTCAGCCAGCTGTTGATACCGGCGATACCGGTAAACGTCTGGGAACCAGTGGCCGCGTTGCTGGTGTTAGCACTACCAGCATACACGATCCAGTCACCAGCAGCAGCGGCCTTGTTGGCAGTCTGCGCACCACCAGGCGTGCCGGCGCCGGTAGTCGTCGTGGTGAAGTTGTAGGTCGTGCTGGTCAGAGTCACGTACCCACGAAGCTCATCCACGGCGCTGACAAACAACTGCAGACGAGTCGCGCCACCAGTGGTCGTGCCGTTTGCACGGTTCTTGGTGTTGCCACCCGAGGACGAACCGTCAAGGATGTCAACGCGCTGACCCACGTAGAAGCGGTCAATCGCGTAGTTGTCCGGACGGAAGGTAAGGGTCCACGGACCCGTACCACTCGCAGTGCCAGTGACAGTCGGGTCAGCGATGGTGCAGAGACGGTAACCCTCGTTCTGGCTCATGTACCAGTAGTTGCAAAGGGTGTGCGACAGGTTCTGCGCGAAGCCCTTGAGCTTCGGAGCAATCACGTCGCCGATGAAGGCCGGAGTGGCCTCCGCCTGCATCTCGCCCATCGTGACCGCCAGGTTGGTCAGCATGGCGCGCATGCCGATACCCAGACGGTACGTGTTGATGGCTGGACCCTCAAGAGCGTTCGGCCACGTCTTCGTAGCAGACTGCGTGTACAGCTTGCTACCAACCGCAGCCGTCTCATCGCCGTAAAGCACAAAGTCGTTGTAAGCCGGGTTACGACCCTGCTCAATCACGCCGGTGAGACCGCCGCGATAGAGCTTGAGAATGCGCATGTCGCGACCGATCGCGCTGGCGGGGCCCACGCCCTGAGAGGTAACGATAGTGTCCCGCCAAGCGGGATCGAGCGTCGGCAGCAGAGTGTCGACGTTCTTGTTGATGACTTCCTCGATCTGCACACTGTGACGATCGAAGAGTGAAGAGGAAACTGCACCCATTGTTTTAATTCCTTGTAGTGAGGTGTTCAGGCACGAGTGTCGCTACCGCTGTCAAGACCGGCGGCCAGTCGGCTCAGTGCATCCTTGTTGAATGCGTCAAGAGCAGACTCCATGTCGCCAGCAGTGACCCCGGGCTTCCAACGCGGAGCCGGGACGGCAGGACGGTTAAAGATGGAACCCGCACCACTGTCTGTTTCCGGGGCCCGACCAAGACGGTTCGGGTCGCCGATTACCGAGCGGTACTTCGCCAGGACCTGTTCAGTGGCCTTGGCTGACTCTTCCGAAATCCACGCTTCTTCGAAAACCCCTGCCTGAGTGCGCCGGGCTCGGAGGTTGTCCAGCGTCTGCTGGCGAATGTCCCTCTCGATCGCGGCTCGTGCACCAGAAAGGGCTTCCTTTCCGTTGATCTCTTCGAGCTTGCCCAGCATTGTACGGGCACCCTGGTTCAACTCAAGACCCATCATAACTTGGGTCGTAAGCTTGTTGTTGAGCTGCTCGGCCTTCATTCTCTGCAGCTCTTCCTGAGCTCGCTGAGCCTGCTGCTGTGCAGCCAGAATTGCATTTGCAACTTCCTCTGCGCTACGGTCGCCATCGCCCCCCACGTCTTCGGTTTCGTCGGTCACGGTCTCTCCTTGCTGGTTGTTCATCCAATCCTGAACGTACTGGTCCACTTCTTCGCCACGGTAACCCATGTCGACGAGGAGCTGGCGAGCGGCCTGCTCCTTCACCGAGGGGTCCACGTCCGGTCGCATGACCTTAGTAGTCGCGTCGCGAAAAGCGACCAGCTTGCTGTAGTCCTGCTGCAGGTACTCCAGGTCCTGCTTGGCCTTGAGCAGCTCGGAGACTGGAATCTCTTCACCACCCGCTCGCACCTTTGCATCCATGTCCACGACGTTGTTCGTCGGGACCTGGGTCTCCTGCACTTCTTCGTTCGGCGTCATTTCATCAGACATTCGGCATCATTCCTTGCATCATGGGCGTGGGTTGCGGCTGTTGAATCTGCATGCCCATGGCTGCAGCTTCTTCAGGTGTTGGGACCTGCTGCGGGAGCGTCTGGCCCATAAACCGCAGCATGGTGTCCCTGAACTTCTTGAACTCTTCCTGCACCTCTGCAGATGCAGCACTCAGGATCGGACTAGTCATAAAAGCACCCAGAACGCGGAGCTGCAGATCCGGTCGCACCATGTGCGGAGCAAGGACAACTTGACCAGGATCCTGTCCGTTACCAAACAGGAGGAGGATGTTCTGCACGATCGTCTCGTACGCACCCTTCTCCTCATCAATCCACATTGCAAAGTCCAGACCTTCTCGCAGGGAGAACAACTTCAGACCAATGGGATCGGTCAGGCCCACACGGAGTAGACCCATAGCTTCTTCCTTGCGGGCCACCTCGCTACGTGGATTGATCTGACGCACAGTAAACGTCAGGTGTCCAACAGTCGGCAGCGGGTTCTGGTCAAATGTCACGACCGACTTGTCGAGATCCAGCACCGCACCCGCAAGATCCAAGGTGATGTTGTTGATGGGAATGGTGCGAGGAGCCTTGACAATCTCGTTGACGGCCTTGGCCGTGACCGCACGATACATGTTGCCGAAGGCCCGCTGGATGCTGATGCTCGGGTTGGTCATGGCCCGAGTGATCTGCTCGTCAAGGAACTGCAGGCCCGTAGCGCTTTCCACTCGACCCTTCTCCTGGATCAGGTCCTGGATGGGTGCGATCTGCTGCATCACGGTACGGGCAAACTGGGCCACCTTGCCCGGTGCATCGCCAGCGTTGTAGGGCTGCACGACGAACGGCTTGAAGTTCTCGTTCAGCGGATCCGGCGTATAGCTCATGACACGAAGGCCACGGCCCACGTCCTTGAGCAGGGTTCGCTCGTTCATGCTGCCCTGCGGCAGGACCATGACACCGTAGCGATCCATGTCTCGGATGTTGTTGAACAGGCTCTTCATCATGCGCTCGGCCTCGCGAGAGATGCCGAAGAGCATGTCGAACAGGCCAGCACCGTAGAAGGTGCCCGTGTCGCAGAAGCGAGCCCACCCGATGGGGCAGTACACAACCGAATCTGTGTACTCCTCATCGACCAGAATTGCATCGCCACTAGCCACCACGTATCGCACACAGGTGTCACGAGGTCCATTGATCCACAGCTCGCGAATCCGGACCACGTCCGTGGAGCTGCCACCACCAGTACTGGAGCCCGTAGTCACAGCGCTGTTGTCAAAGGGATTGCGCAGCGTGGAACCCGGCTCGTCCAGTCCGACATCCGTGTGCACATCGCCGTGGTCCACTCGCCACCACTCCATCTTGTCCTTCTTGGTCTTGGAGATGGTTCCAAACTTGGCCTCCAGCATGTCGAACGGCACCACGCGCTGGCGGATCATGCCGCTCTGCTTGGTGTGATCCTGATGCAGGGCCGGGAAGGGGAACAGCTCGCGCGGATGGACCACCTCAAGATCGGCAGTCAGGCCCACGGTGGGCACATCAACGATGTGGCCGGTAATGCCGCAGCAGCCAAGGGTCACAAAGATGTGCGCGAAGTCACTGACCACCTGCGACAGCTGGTGCTCCGACACGAGGGAGTCCGCGATGATCTGGGCGCTGGATCGCTCACGAATCATTCGTAGGCTGGTGCCCTGGCGAATGATCTTGGGCCGTAGATCCATGGAGGCGATGCGGGCCACGGTGCGGTCGATCATGGACAGGAGATCCTGGGACTGGAACTCCATGTTCCCTTCCTTGTCCATGTACTGAGGGGTCAAGCGGCCGGTCAGCGGATCAAAGACGTCGAACCGGCGGGCGCCATTCAGGTAGTGCCACGCGAGCAGCCAGATGGAACGGCGATAGTTGTAGCGTAGCCGCTCTCGATCGGTGTGCATCCGAAGGAGCTTTGCGATGTCTTCAGGCTTCTTCGGCAGGCTTAGCGGAATCTGTGGCACGGGTCTTCTTCTTTCTCAGTTCAGCTGCGAGTCCCTGGGGTTTCCAGGTAGTGGGGATCTCTTCCTCGTCCAGAACAAAGTCACCCGTGAACTTCGGCTGGGGGGACTCACTCGCAATGGGGCGAGTTACCGGAAAGTCTCCAGCCACCCGTCCGTAGTACGCTCGGGCCATCGCCTCATACAGGAAGTAGGGGATGGTGACGTAACTGCCATCAGACTCGGGTTTCGCCATCGTTGAGGGGCTCCTCTGGCTTCAGGATGTCAAGGACATCTTCGGTGTTGATCTGGTTCCAGTCAACCATTGCAAGGTTGGGAACTCCCATGGTCTGCAGTTCCCCGGCCTTCAGGCGGTCCATGGGGGATAGTCCCCCCACGGGGTCGATTGCCCGCTTGGGCAGGCGGAACTTCAGGATCATGGAGGACATGGCCACGGCGTCGATGTGGTCGTCGTGGGCTAGGCCACCGTCTCGGGCTTCGGGGTTGAACTGCTCGATCTGGTCAAAGAGCTCGCGCCAGGGCTTGTCCATCCGCTTCCACATCGGGAGCTTCAGGAGCTTGTGCTCGAAGCGGAACAGCATGCCGGAGATCTTGGATTCCTTCTTGAGCATGCCCACCCGCAGGGGCACGATCTTCGGAATATGCTGGACCCCCATCATGTCCGTAGCTCGCTGGCGGACAAGGGTTTCCAGCTGCTGGTATAGGTTGACTGATTCGCGCACGACTTCGGGGTGGATGGTGGGGACCTTCCACTTGTCGGCCAGTCGGAACACGTTTCGGATCAGCTGGTCCTCGGGCGTCTGGCCTGCCCACA